CATGTTTCTCACCACATCTATTTTCATGTTTCTCACCACACATAATACACAACAAAGCACAGCACAAACATTGTGTCTCCATTGCTCCGTGCCTCTTGTTTCCTTAAGGAGTGAAGTGCTCCGTGCCTCTTGTTTCCCTAAGGAGTGAAATACAATTTTATTGACATGACACACATACACATGTTACCAAAGTAAAAAACACAATCGGAAGGGAGGAAAAGGAATGACCAGAAGGAGAAGAAGTTATCGTGAGGAAGGGGATGGACTTTACCAAGAGGAACGAGATTTAAAGGTAGCTGTACCTGATTCTATTGCAATTCCTACCATTATATGGGATGCTGTTCCTAATTGCAGTGTTCACTGTCAGGCATATAATATATGTAGTGTGAAGGATAAGGATCCACATATGCCTTGCCAACCTCAATTGGATTATATTGATAAGATCTATCAGGCTATTACAAGGGCTTATGGGAAGAGACTGTCTGATGGAACGTTAATAAGGATAGGAATGCATTTAATTCCGTTGTATAGGTTGTTAATACGGTTGAAGATCTATGAATTGGGGTTGGATAAGGTAGATGTGGAAACCGCAAAAGGAGGAACAACCATTAATCCCGTGTTCAGGGAGCTTAGAGAGCTTATTATACGGATTGATAGGATATGGAAGGATATAGGAATAGGAGAGATTGGAGAGGGTCTTGATCCGGGGGGTTTCACAGAGGGTATGGAAGAGGATGGATGGACTCCTATGGAGAGAGATTCGGAAGGAAAACCGGTGAGCAGTATTAAAGGAGGGAGGTAGTGACCACATATAAGGATTTTGGGGAAGGAATGTGTTTGTGGTGTGAGGATAGGGTTTTTGTTCCTATATATCCGGAAGGATCTATTGTGCAGAAATGGGTAAGGATAGGAGATCTACCCAGGGAGGAACACGCTGAAACAGGAAAATCATATTGGGAACTGTGGTGCAAGCAGAAGGAGATATTTAAGGAGGCGTTGAAGGAAGATCCTGATAATCCGGGAAGATTTTTTTACAGGTTGATCGTATTGTGCTGGCCTCGTGGAGAAGGTAAGAGTTTGGGTGCTTGCTTAATACAGTTATGGAAATTCTTTAATTGGCCGCGACAAAAGATAATGTTAGGAGCGAATAGTAAGGATCAGATTAAGTTTGCACATTACGATATCATGAGGGATATTATTATAAACTCTCCTGATTTGTATAATAGAGTCGGTCCTAAGAACTTGCAGGAGAAGGAGATTCACTTGGTGGATAGAAAAGGGCATGTCAAATCTATAATTAGGAGCATATCTTCTTTTACTGGTGTTCTTTCTAATATTACTGGATACACCTTCTCTGAGATTTATGATATGAAAAAGCCGCGATTCTTTGTACAATTAGATGGCAGTATAAGGACTATTCCGAATGCTTTAGGTGTTATTGATAGCACTGTTAGTGGTAAGGAACATGTGCTATATAATATGTATCAGTCGGCGGTTATGGGTAAGACTAAGCGAGTTTTCTATTCCTATAGAGGTGTAAAGAAAGGAATACCGGAAGAATATTGGAACCCGAACATGACCGGGGATCAGTTGAATGATTATCGGGTGAAGTTTCCTTTTGGAGAGTTCGAAAGATATTTTTTGAATTTGTGGTCCGCGGGTATGGACAATGTTTTTAGCGAGGAGATGGTTGAGGAAACAGGAATTACAGGAGTGGACGGATTGTTATTGAATCATAAGGAGATTTATTCCCTGTTGGAACATAGGAATCATTTGATTGAGGTGTTGAAGGATACGCAAGGTAAGGGATTTAGAGAGACGGCGGAGCAGGAGCAGTCAAATATTACGGCGCTTAATCTACGGTTTGATAAGGTGGAATCGATTTACAGCTTAACCGATCCTTTTGGAAAACCGCAAATGGCGATGATGGAGGATCTGGAGAAGATGGGGGATGTTTTTGATACTTATTGGGCTATACTGGCTGGAACAGACTTTGGAGACCCTTATGTTGTGCGTGGGCAGGCGAGGACGATCTTGGGGGTATTGGCGAAAGGATTACCTGGAAGCAGGACGAAGCCACATATCTTTCATCCTGATGAAGTGGCACCTAAGTATTTATATGTATTGTTATTGCTGGAGCATGTAGTGGATCACTCTCTGAATAGGGTGAAGACCCTATTGGAAGATGTGGATAGTGAGTTTGGAGGTCTTGATTCTTTGTGTAGTGAGCGGTATGGAGCATGGGATATGTTGGAGTGGTGTGATGCGAGGAGCATACGCTTTGAGCCCATATACCCGAATTATGATAGGCAAAAGGCTGCCTTTAAGGAATTGTTAGAATCAGTAAGAGATGGAAGATATAAGCTTCCTGCTTTGTCGGTGCCGGGATCAAAGAAAATGGATTTGCACAGGGAGGAGATGTTGGAATTTAGTCATGATGCTGAGGCGCGAAAGTTTGGAAGCAGTGAGAAGATGGAGAAGGGGGGCGTACAGGATGACTCTATATATGCCATAGGTTGGGGTATGTATGGAGGGCGCACATTGAATGTTGATGACTTTCGGAGCAGAAGTCGGATACAGTTTTTTGGATCTGTCCAACAAGGTCGTGGCTTAGTTGGTGATTACCGTGCGGCTTGAAAAAGTGCTTGACAATACTTTTTTCTTGGTTTATAGGATGAAGAGATGTTACTGGTTTTATTTAATGCTTACCTTTTAGGAGAGCTTTGATGCCAAAATGACAGACGCAGATTCCTTACAAAATACCACCACTCTGTCCTCCGAGGCCGTGGAGTACCTTGGTAAGATGCCTGCCGAGGTACTCCAACGGATTTCCTTTTCCATGCCCTGGCAATATGATTCAGGAGAATATCGTGATCCTGATAAAAGCACCTCAAATGCAGATTCTATAAAGGGGGACAAGCAAACCAGAGACTCCATACAAGGAGAGTGTTGGGATAAATTTAATAAGAATCCTCAGATAAGCACTAATGTGAGAGGAGTTGCTGGCAGACTTGCAGGATGGGGTTTCGAAACAACTTCGGAGATTTTTGAGATACAACAGGTTATTGAAGAGATTGAAGAAGATCCCAGGAATAGATTGTATAATTATTACCCAAAATGGGTGGCGAGAGCAATTATTGAAGGTGAGTTGCTGGTTTGTTTGACATTACATCTTGATGGCTTTGTGGAAGTCGATTATATTGATCCAAGTACTCTTTCCGATAAAGGAGATAACAGTACGGGCATCTTTTTTCACCCGGACAAGCCTTTATTTCCCCTTATGTACTCTTTTACCAGTGAAAAAGGTAAGGAAATTGCACAAATACCGTCTATATTTCTTGGACGGTACCCTGATTTGCTCTCACAAATCTCTGGACATAAGGATTACAGCAGAGCATTACAGCAGAAGGCGCGGAGTCGTAAGCACATCTACAAGAAACTCGGTGGATATTACAAGTTCATCGTTAGTTGGGATCGCGGCTTTATGACTCGTAGGACTGTATCTTACCTGAGAACCGTACTTTCTTGGCTCAATCACTATGAAAACTTGAAGAAATACGAGATTGATCATAAAAAAGCATCTGGAGCATATGCGTGGGTGTTCTCCTTTGAAGACCCCAGGTCGTTTAAGATTTGGCTTGCGTTAGATGATACTGATAGAAGAAAGACAGGGGTTATGCAGGAGATCACTCCAGGTAGTAGGTTGGTGCTTCCTCCGGGCATGAAAGTCCAACCCGAAAATCCTAACTTGACATCCATCAAGGAACAAGATACGGATATATTTCATATGGTCAGTTCCGGTTTGAATGAAGCTGAGGATGTGACTACGGGGGCCGCAAAGGGAACATTCGCTTCTGTTAAGGCGTCTCGCGGTCCTATGTCAGATAGAATATCAGATGAGGTTGCTTATTGGGATCGCTTTCTGAAGTTTGATTTTTGGGGCAGTATCTTTTTCCTGAGAGCAGCCATTGACAAATTCCAGAAAACCTTTATTGTAGAGGAAGCAATAGATTTTAATGAAAATAAAGAACCTGTATTAAAAGGCGTTAAACGGAGACCAGAGAAATTAATTGAGATACAATATCCTGTTTCTGAAACCATTGACTATGAATCAAGAGCAAGGGCGTTTCTTGGAGTTAAGCATGGACCATTCAGTCCTTCTATTGGAGTGCCAAACTCTGAGGTTGCAAGAAGATTAGGTATGGGTGGATATGGTAGAATGCGCTTACAAAAAGCTACTGAGGATGAGAAGTATCCTGAGCTTGTGTATGAGCAAGGTGTGGATGCGGAGTCGTTACAAGAAACGGTTGAAGGAGAACCAAGCAAAAAGGAATAAAGATGCCCTGGACCGCTGCTGACGCACCCAAAAAATGTAAGGGTGATGATCGTGCCAAGTGGGCGAGCATCGCAAATGCTATTTTAAGAGATTGTATAGCAGATGGAGGTACTGATAAGTCTTGTGCACCGAGGGCGATTAGAATAGCAAATTCCAAATTTTCAATAGGAGAAGTGAGGATGAAAAAATTATCAAATGTTCCAAAAGGTGCTTTAAGACTTGTTGATGTGGGTTGTCATGCCCTTGCTATCGGAGGGGAGGATGACAAACCAAATGAACTTGAAATGACCGTTTATAGTGGAGGCATTATAAAAGACCATTTTTATTGGGGGGATCTTGCAATTGATCTTACAGGTTTGAGCTTTCCAAAATCGAGATATCCCGTGCTTGAGGAACATGATAATGATAAAAAGATTGCTTTTACAGGCAAACCATCAATCGATAATGGTAAACTCGAACTTAATCCCAAAACTACAAAATTTATTAGTACTCCTGAGAGTGAAGAATTTCAGAAGCTTTCCGCTGAAGGTTTTCCTTATCAAGCATCGATGTATGCAGTTCCGAGTTCTGTTGAACATGTTGAGAATGGAGAATCAATTAAGGTTAATGAGTTGACATTTAAGGGACCAGGTAATATATGGCGTAAGACTGAATTTCGGGAAGCATCTGTTTGTGTATTTGGTTGGGATGCCAAAACAAAGGCTTCAGTGTTTTCGAAAACGGAAACTGAGGATATAGACTGTGAGGAGTTTTCCTCACAACCTGGGGATGATGCTCAGGATGACATTAATTTTAAGTTGGAAAAGGGAGGTGACAAAAAGATGGATCTAAAAGAGTTAGAGGAAAAGCATCCTGAATTGGTAACAACGCTGACGAAAAGAGTTACAGAAGAGGTTACGACCACACTCCAAGTTAAATTTGATAAAGATCTAAAGGACGAGAAAGACAAGTTTGACAAGGAGAAAGAGGGTCTGGAGACCCGTTTGTCGGCAAGTGAGGAAAAGACCCTGAACCTTGAAAAGAAGGAAGATATGCGCCACGAAAGAGAGCAGATCATCCTTGCGGACAAGATTTGGGACACGGCCCTTGCAGCAAGTCAAATTGCGGAGCACATGTATAGTAAGATTCGTCAGCATGTCTCGCACGCCAAATTCATGAAGGATGGCGCACTCGATGTTGAAGTATTTACAAAAGCGGTTGATGAGGAAATCAAGGATTGGGAGAAGGATGGTGTTACTACTCCAGTGCTCGGTACCGGCTTCAGTCAGAGAGATGTGGAAGGCTCTGAGGCCAAAAAGGCTCTGGAGATGGCAAAGAAAGATGAGGACACCACGAATACACTATTGGCGCACGCTGGCCAAAAAACAGAGGAAAAGAAAGAGTAGGAAGGAGGTGAGATTGTATGGCAGTAGGACAAGACACACCGCACATACTATATGGAGCGCAGGAAGATTATAAGAAGTTATACTACTCTAATCCTGACGCCGCTTTAAAGGTTGATATTACAATTGGGCCTGGGTATGGTGATTTGAAGATGGGTACAGCCCTTTGTATGAACGACTCGGCGGCCGGCAATGATGGTAAGTTTCTCCCTTATGATCCGACAGCGACTATAACAGGTGCGGAAGACGCTCCAGGTAGAGCTTATTTGGTGCAGGATTCAGGAACGACTGCAACTGATTTGTATGTCACAATCAATGATAGTTACAAATTCATTGTTGGTGACGACGTTATCATCAATGACGATGATACCGCGGCTGAAAACCTGGGAGCGATTACGGCAATTGATCGTACAACATATACACATATGGCCAAGATTACGGTTACTACGGCGACTGGCGGGGCTTCCTTTACGACCGCTGATTTTGCCTACATTACAATCGAAGGTTATGATACGTGTGATGGCATTCTTGAGAAATCAGTTAGCACTGGCTTAGGTGAGGATGCTCAAGGAGCACTTGCGGTGCTCATCATAAGTAATGCTGTGTTGTACAAAGGTGGTCTTCTTAATGTTGATTCAAATGCTATAACTGATCTTTCCGCGGTTTCAATTGGAAAGTATCTTGTAATTAAGTAGGAAGGAGGTGAAGAACATATGCCGAGAGGATTAGGCGATATATCAAGTTTAAGGCTGGAGGTATTGCAGGGATTTGTTACAAAATACATGCGACCTCCTAATTTGTTAATGATGAACCTTTTCGGAAGTTCAAACTCTCCTTCTAGTACTGTTAAGTGGGAGAGCCAGGAAGGTGGACGAGGCATGTCTCCCTTTAAGCCGCCTGGAGCCCCGACTCAGTTGACAGCTCCGTTTGGACTTGCACAACATTCTGCGGAAGCTGCCTTTTGGGGAGATAAAATGTATTTTGATGAGGAGTTTTTGAATAATCTCCGAAAAGAAGGTACTGAGGCAGAGTATCTTGGGGCGGAACAGCGCCTCGCCAGAGAGCTTGCAGGTATAGTGATTCGTGCCAGCCGAAGAAAGGAATGGATGTTTGTGAAAATGCTTATGGCCGGTTCATTTACCTATAAAGCAACTGGTGGAGTTAAAATCTCTGTTGATTACGATATTCCTTCAGATCATAGTGTCACACTTGCCACGGCAGATAAGTGGCAGTCAGGCACAAACAGGGATATTTTGAATGATATAATCGATGGTAAGAAAAAGATCTCTGACGATACCGGGATGCCTGTTACTCATGCTGTTTTCAATTCCACGGTTTTGAAGTTTATGGCGCAGGATCCTTCAATACAAACTCTGTTGCAGAAAACAACATTTGGACGGGGTGATTTGTTTGAAGGTGACGTGAATAAGATCGTGGGCGCAAACCCCAAGGTTATTGGTGGTTTGCTTGATATTCCTAATTTCGTTTGTTACGATGAGCGTTACGAGGTAAGAGCAAATTTGACCGCTGTGGTAACAGCGGACTCAACTACCACCATTTCTGTGGATGATGTAACTGATTTTGAGGTGGGGGATACGTTGCGGTTCGTGGATGTCTCTGCTAATACATGGGAGGAGGAAACGATTTCCGCTGTTAATGTTGAGGCAGGCACGCTAACGGTGTCAACAGCGCCGGCAACCAGTTATAAAGCAATTCAGGATTATGTGACTGTACGCAGAGCCTACCTGCCGGATGACAAGTTCCTTATGTTTGCCAGTCAGGTTGATGGTCAACCTATTGCAGAGTATAAAGCTGCTCCGTTTGGACTCAACAGAAATTGGGGCCAAGATACGGATAGGTGGGAGGTTAAAGATCCCGATGGGGTCTTTATACGGGTACAGGATAAAGGATTGCCCGTGCTTTATCAGAGGGACGCAATGTACATCCTTGATGTCAACTAAGGGAAAGGAGGTGTAACTATGAAACAAGATAGATTGCCTCTGCCCAGTGTTACTTTTGGTGAGTTTGTGAATCAGGAGGTTATGGGGCCGATGGTCTCAGCAATCTCAGGTGAGCTTACCGCCAGCGTAAAAACCGCCACGCTTGGCGCCGCAAAGAAGTCCGGCACTGTTCGGGATGCATGGTTTTCAGTTGGTGCAAGTGGTAAGGATGACGATGATACCTTATCCGTGGCACTTAATGTTTATATTAATGGTACCACATGCCTCTCAACTAATCCGGTCATTGCTCATGTAAGTGGTGAAGTAAGCCAGCAAAAGACGACGGCAGCTACTGGTGACACGGGAGTCACACAAGCGGCTATAGACCACTCAGCGGATGATGTTGTAGCAGGAGATGTTCTAACCTACGATCTTACGTTGACAAGAACATCCCCGACGACGGAAATGCAATCTCCGGTTGTTGTGGTTGAATTAGAACCTAAACTTTAAATAGGAGGTACAATCGATGGACGTCGAAAAAATTGAGTTTTTGGTCACTCTAAAGACCGGGAATGTTGTGTATGCTAAAGGCACAACAATGGAGCTTCCATTTCCTTCAGCCGTTATGGATGAAATTAGAGCACAGGATCCGAGAGTGCCAACTATACGTATTTTGCATCGTGTGGGTGGTGCTCCGGTTCCTACGGCTGAGCCGAAGAAAGAGAAGGTGCCTGCGCCTACTCCAATATCATCTGAGGATGTTAAGCGGGTTCTGATTGAGGATGGTTTGGTGATTGGTGCTAAAGATGGGGTTGTAATCACAGAAAATCCTGATGGCACCCGAACGGCAAAACTTGTACTTAATCTTGCAGTAGAATTTGAAACTCCACAACCTGATACTGTGTTGAAGATTGAACCGAAGAAAAAAGGTAACAGATCCAGAAGAAAGGTTGGAGAAAAGTAAATGACCACCAAGGCAGAAATGATAGTTTTGATCACGGCTGAGGTTAAAGGTCTTTCATCTGAGTTTGAGTCCGATGATTATACCAATGCTTGTAATGACGCCGCGAGAGAAACAGGTTGGGCATTTCCGGTCACTACTGATTTTAAAATATTTTGGCAGAAGCAAAGAGCCAAACGTCATTTATATTCCTACTTGTTGGCGGAGAAATCTGATGAATTTAAGGTACGACAGATCAACCTTCAACAGTCGTTTGAACACCTGATTAAAATGGTTGCAGATATGGATACTGCCTTCTTGGCGATTCAAGAGAGCCGCCCAGAGGAATTTGCAGGTGTGGATGCTTACAAGATGTTTGGCACACAAATTGATGCCGGTTTCCAATATGATGATCTTGGAAAAGACACAACATATGGAGACAATAATGCTGTGTTATTCAATCCTACTGAGAGTTAGGAAATGAGCGCTACCGATAGCATAAAAAATGCTTTAGAAAAAGCCGGGTTTGGCGTTACCTATTTGAGGAGTTCAGGAAACGTATCTGGTGAATACATGGATGCGGAACCAAATGCTCAGATAACCAAGCCTTTCATACGAGAGTTTTTTCAAGAAGTTATGCTCTCCTATGATACTGTAGCAAATGTTGGTGAAGTGATTAGAAATGATGTCACCAATGATTGCTTTCTGTTGATGAATAAAACAGCGTCAATTCTAAAAAATGATGTTATATTTTTTGATGGTGTTCTTTATAAATGCAATGTTTCCGGTGAGTTATTTCGTCCATCTGGAGAGGCTGGATGGGATTCAAGTTACAGGAAAACAACCTCATGGGAAACAATAGAATCCGATTGTTATGCATTGCAAACAGAGCCTTTGCATGGTATTGAACTTGGTGTTGATGAGGAACTTGCAAATATCGGGATAGAGAATCACGAATTGTATATTCCATCTTCTATAGGGATTCAACAACTTGATCGATACCAACCTATGTCTGGAGAGTATTATAAAGTCAATTCTGTAAAGAAGAGACGTTTTCCAGGTGTAGATGTTGCATTACTTGAGGAAGACACGAGAAGCTAATCTTTTTGTTGGACCAAGAGGGTTTAACATCAGCTTGTCGAAGTCAAGAGGACTTTGATGTCAAGATTTTACACACAAAGATCACCTAAGACAGTAATGAAAGTGTGGGGTTGGGAGCTTTGGATCACCAATTCTAAACTTTATTGTGGTAAGATATTACATTTATTAAAGAATTATTGTTGTAGTTATCATTACCACAAAGTGAAGGATGAGACTTTTTACATATTAAAAGGTTCTGTCAGGATGAATATCGAAGGCTCCGTGACCAATATGCTTCCAGGAAAATCTATTCATATCAAACCTGGAACAAAACACCAGTTTCTTGGGTTAGAGGAATCTGAAATCCTTGAAATATCAACCCAACATTTTGATTCTGATAGTTATCGATTATCTAAAAGTAGGAAATTATGAAAACAGTTTTCACTAACGGTTGTTTTGACCTATTACATGCAGGACACATTTCTTTATTATCAAAAGCACGAGAGCTTGGAGATAGGCTCGTTGTTGGTCTAAATTCCGATGCATCTATTTGTGATTTAAAAGGTGTGGAAAGACCTATTGTTAATGAGAAGGATAGACTGGATCAATTGTATGCACTTGAATGTGTGGATGAGGTCTATGTTTTTGATAGTGAAGAAGATCTTCTTGATCTGATTATGGATATCATGCCTGATATACTTGTGAAGGGCAAGGATTGGGAAGGTAACCCGATTACTGGCGCTAATTTTGTTTACCAAAATGGTGGAAAAGTGGTTTTTATTGATTCTGAGTCGGATATCACAACCTCGAAATTAATAGAGGAATTGAAGAAATGAAGATTTTAGTGGTGGGTGATTTGATGCTGGATCATTATGTTGCAGGAGTAGTTGAGAGACAATCTCCTGAAGCTTCTATTCCGATTTTAAAACAAACCAATGAATGGTGGTCTTTGGGTGGAGCAGGAAATGTTGCTGCTAATTTAGCAAGTTTAGGAGCCGAAACGTGGTTTGTCACTTCCATGGGTAAGGATAGTCAGTATGCCCGAATAATTACCGACCTTTTGCAAGAAAAAAATATTCATTGGAGTTTTGTGATTTCAGAGCAAACCACAACCAAGACCAGGTTTGTGATTAAAGGAACGTATGAGCCTATGTTACGGGTTGATACGGAGAGTATAAAGCCAATCAATATGTTTCGCAAGGCGTCTCCGTTTTGGCCTGATATTACAGAGGATCTTGACGTTGTTATTGTCTCTGATTATGCAAAAGGTGTTGTGACGAAGCGTTTGATGGAAGAGGTTAGAACGCTTGATGTTCCAATTATTGTTGATCCTAAACCTGTGAATGCACACCTCTATAAGGATGTGTATATGATTTGTCCTAATGCAATGGAATGTGATAGAATGATTGAGCTTTTTCCTGCATTTTTGGAGGACTTAAATTATGGTTATATAATCAAAACCTGTGGAAGGAGAGGTCTTGAAGTTTTTGACACGTTGAGAAAGCACCACACTATAATTCCTTCCGAAGAAATAAATGTTGTTGATGTTTGTGGAGCAGGCGATACAGTGACGGCGGTGATGGCAGTTTGTAAAGCGATGAATATGGATATACTCAAATCAGCAGAGATAGCTTGTCGCTGTGCTGAGTACGTTGTAACACAACCAGGAACCATAACAATTCCAAGGGAAAAGTTTGAGGAATATTTAACATGAAAAATATTTTGTTTGTAGGAGATCATCCATTTGCAAAAACAGGTAATGCGAAAATGTTACGGGCCTTGATATCCCAATTGGACCCCACGAGGTTTTGTCCATCCGTTATTGCCCTGAAACAAGGTTTTATTGATTATGGACCATCTTTATTTAAAACATTGCCTTTTTTTCTTCTCGAACACCCATCAGTAGGGGAGATAAATTGGGGAAGTGAAATAATACTTGATTTATTGCAAAGATCGGAAGAGATTGATTATTTTGTTATAGTCGGTCTTGATATTTGGAGATATTGCCAAATATTTGATAAGATAAAGGAAATTCAGAGAAAAAGGAAGTTTAAGTTCATTTTTATCTTTCCTTATGATTCACAGAATGTAAGGAAAGACTGGATAGAATGGATAAAGAATATTGAATATCCTTGTGTATATTCAGAATATGGTTTTAATTTGATAAAAGATCATGTTCCAGGTTTGAGATATTTTAGACCTCCTTTTCAATTACCTGATAATTGGAGACCTTATGACGCAGAAGAAAAGGCCAAATTCCGTAAAATTTTATTTCCAACCGTCTCAGAGGATGATATCATCTTTGGCCACATTGGACCAAACCAATTCAGAAAAGATCCTTTACGTCTACTTAAAGCCTTTTCCATCTTGAAGAGAAATGCAAAAAATGTGAAATTGTATTTACATATGGATCTACAAGATGGACCTTTCAATATTATACAAAGTGCTGAAGATTATGGAATAAAGCAGGGAGATTTATTGACAAAACCTTCCAATGTGGTTTTCAAGGCCAACGAAATGACATCTTTTTATAATGCTATGGATGTTTTTATGAATTGCACGTTGCAAGAGGGTTTATCATGGACTGTACTTGAAGCCATGTTATGTGGAACGCCTGTCATTGCCTCTGATTCAACGGCACATGTTGAACTCCTTAAAAATATTAGTATTTTGGTTCCATGTGAAGAACTCACACATATCCCAACTTTTGGTGAGAGAGGACAGATGTGGGGTGAAGCAAAATGTTGCAGGCCAGAAGATATTGCTGCCGCCATGTTTGAGATGGTAGAAAATAAAAAATTAAGAAGTGATTCTGCCAACCTTGGTAGAAGGAAGGCGCTTGGTTGGCTTGAAGGTGTTTTGAATATAAATGATTTATTGGAAGAGATTGATGCTACTTCAGTGGAAATTAAAACAGCAGTTAAGGAAGCTGTTTTGTTTATTCAGCATTCGGCGGCAGGTGACGTTTTGATGACCACTCGTTGTTTTAAGGGTCTTAGAGATCGTCATCCTGGCAAGCCTTTTCATTATATGACTCAGGAAAAATATTGTGATATTCTTGTAAATAATCCTTATGTTGATGAGGTAATCCCTTGGGACGAAAGACAATCTAAGAATTATGAATTTGTATATAATCCTCATGGTGAGAGAATACTACCGGGTCATTGGGGTCGTAATTCAAATAGTGTCCTCGCTGATTTTTATTGGAAATTGTTACTGTTGGATAAACCTGATGATTTTTTCATTGATTTAAAGGAACCTCCTGAGGATATAGCAAAACAGGTGAAAGAATGTCAGTTACCTATTTGTATTTTACACACGCAAGGTGGGGACAGTCATTTTAGGACATACGAATATATGGGAGATGTTTGTAAAGGTTTGGAAGATAAATTTATCACAATACAAATTGGAGGCATCAATGATTATCCTGCTGGTGCGGATTATGATTTTAGAGGTCTTTCTTTTCGGGAGAATGCATGGATTATGAGTCGTGCGAGATTGGCTGTTACAGTAGATAGTTTTGTTTCTCATTTAGCAGGAGCCCTTGGGGTTTCACAGGTTGCTTTGTATGGAAGTGGAAATGCTGCTGTAACACGACCAGTGCAAACAAAAGGAGAATTGATTTGTCTGTCACCATCTTATATTTCAATCTGCCCAGGGTTGGGGCCATGCAGTGCGGCGGTAAGGAACTGTCCAATGCCTTGCACTGGAAGTCATGATCCACAAGATATTTTAAAAGCAATTGATGAAATTTTAAAAAAGGAAGAGAATTAATAAAAATACATGAGAGGTAAAGAAAATGGGGAAAAAGGTAGTTGTGGCATCCAATATGCTCAATGAAATCAGCCAACTTATTACGGTTATGGATAATCCAATTGGATCTTGGTTCGATAATATGATCCAGATTGCCGATGGTGGGATGTTGATTGTTGATGGAGGCAGTACAGATGGGACTCAAGAATTCTTTGAAAAGAAAATTAAAGAAGGATACCCTGTGGTGGTTGTGGTGGATAATGTTATACAAATTTCAGGCTATGGTGCAGCGCGCACCCACTTGAGAGACCAAGCAAGGAAACATTTTAGCAATGTGGAGTGGGTTGTTTTTTTCGATGCCGATGAACGTCTTAATCCGGAAGAATTTCACCATTTCCGGTGGATGAAAGATTATCTCATTCCTACTTTTGATGTAGTTGCATTCCCAAGAATAGATTGGATGGATGATCAAAAAACAAGAGCCGCAAAAGATTGGAAAATTAATCCAGATTTTCAAGCGAGGATGACTCGATTAAATAGTCCGCTGCGATATGTCCGCCGAGTACATGAACAGGTCATGGACTATGAAATGATGTATGCGAATAGTAATACTCCGAAAATAAACCATTTTCACAGAAGTACAGATCAAGATAAACGTGATCGAATTGGACGTTTATGTGCTAAATTACATCGTGAAGACGATGTTTATGGAAAAACATATCCGAAACATCATAAGGAAGATTTTTATTATGAACAATTTAAGAGGTGGGGATTATAAAATGAACGTTATGAATTATTTGGAGAAATATACATCGACAGGGAACAAGCTTTTACAACATCCTTTAATAATTGAAAGGATAAAGTATCGGCAAATGGCTAGTCCTATTTCGGTTTCTGTAGCCCCCACAAGTAGGTGTAATCTTGCTTGTTCCTTTTGTTCAAATGCCAACCGAGAGAAGCATGAAGATCTCGACATTCTTGATTTGTGTCGCTTCCTTCAAGAAATGAAAAACAGAGGGCTTCAAACGGTTGAATGGACGGGAGGAGGAGACCCCACTTGTTACGAAGCTATTAATCTTGCCATTGAATCTGCTAAAAAACTGGGACTTGAACAGGGATTTATAACGAATGGAGTTGCATTGGATAATTTAACACAAAAATCCCTTGATTCTTTAAAATGGTTACGAATCTCCATGAATAGCCTTGATTATGTTGATGAAATAAAGATTCCCAAAGTCGAAGGTACATTAGGTTTCAGTTATGTGTGGAATGAAGAAACTAATGAGAGGAGTTTATTTAAATTAGTAGAATACACTGACAAATATAAACCGGCATATGTAAGGATCGTCCCCAATTGTCAGGCAACTCCAGAAGAACAGGAAAAGAACAATAGAGAATATGCTGAGAAAGTAAAGGAATGGCATTCTCCATATTTTTATCAAGCAAAAGTATTTGAGAAACCTGAAAGATGTTGGTGGTGCTACCTGAAACCGTTTTTATTGCACAATGAATTCGTATATCCCTGTAGTTCGGTTGTCTTAAATGATACTGCGAAGAGAAGCTTTCATGAGAAATACAGATGGATGCACATGAAAGATTTTGCCGCCTGCTATGGGAGGAGAATGGTTCCATTTGATACTACCCATTGTACACATTGTGTTTTTACCAAACAAAATAGAAAGATTGATTCACTTATATATCCTGATGGGATGGAGAATTTTATATAAAGTGGCGTTGAATAATGAGAATCATTAATGTTTACGATAAGGACGAGCCGAGAGCAGGGGATATTTACTCTGGACCTCACCAGTATTTTAACTGGCCTTGTCCTATTGAGCCGGTAAGTTGCCGAGACCTAAATAAGATTCCATTTGAGGATGATTTATTGATTATTCTTGGTGGCGGAGGAATGTTACATATTCCAACTCCTGAATATGACAAGGGAAGATTCCTTTTGGTGGAGCATTTCCAAAACTATGCTAACAAGGTGATTCTGTGGGGGATTGGTCATAATGTTCATGGCACAACGGAGATTGAGTATCCAAGTTATTTCAGAAACATTTTTGGTGCCTTTTTGGCTATAGGTGTTAGGGATGTTGGCTGTGATCTGCCGTGGGTGCCGTGTGCCAGTTGTATGCATATAGCACTTCGAAAAAAGTATAAGACAGTGGATGAAGTTAGGGTTTTACGGAGAGACGATCCTTATAATTGGTGGCCATTTCCTTTTGATCAATATCCGATAATGAGAGATGCCTGTGGACACACGCTTGATGAAATTGCAGCATTTCTTGGTGGGGCTGAAACAGTCATTACAAATACGTATCATGGAGCATATTGGTCAATGTTGCTTGGAAAGACTGTGAGAATATACAAACCATTCTCCAGTAAGTTTTATGGTTTGACAAAGGACTTTTCCTTTGATGACGATGATATTATTATAAAACCAGAAAAGGGATATTTGGACAGATGTGTGGAAGCGAATATTGAATTTTATCACAATCTAATCAGAATAATAGAAGGCATGAAATGAAGATGGACTATTGTACGGTTGTGGTAAAGGAGCGAGAAAAAGAGTTTTTGTCAATGCAGGTGAATAGTTTGCTTCATTATTGTGGAAATGATTATTTTAACATTAGGGTGTGCGTTCCAGAGGGCGCTAAAAACATCATTAAGCATTGTAAATCACTTCCAGTAGAAATTGTTGAACTTCCAACATTTGAGCAAAATTATAATATAAACGTTTTGGGACGGATAGATTTTGGGGCTTTTGATTTGTCTAACAGACTAAACCATCTAATGAAGACAAGCAATGCTGATTGGGTTGTTTTGACACACGCTGATATTGCATATAAATCGTCGTTGAGGCACTCGGCAGAGTTTGTAAGAAAACATACAAAAACCATGGGTATGATGGGGGTTTTCCAACACGGTGTAACTTTTGTTAATTGTGAGGTGTACAACAATTGTCATTTTGGGTTTTGGCCATTACCTGTTGCTTATGTGGAAGATTGTGGTGATTATGTGAGGATACACGCTGAAAAAGATGGTTTGCTTGTTGTAGAATCAAAACCGGCCATTGCCCTGGATGTTAGTGATTTGTTAAAAATTGAGATAGCTTCTTTTGGATATAAATTTGATAGAACCGTTGTTGCACATTATGGACATGCTGGCTTTCAATCGGAACATATAGTTAGAAAGGCTGGAGAGAATGAGGATCAAAGAAGGTCTGCTGAAAAATTAATTGTTCAACGAAGGAATGAATTCTTTGATGTATTTGGAGGTTTTTAAATGGGTGCTAATGCTGGTTATAGTTGCACATCAAACACGGTGAAGTTGTACAAGCATATGGATACTTTAATTCAGTTACAGAAAGGAATTGTCGTTCCTATTATGTTACATATAGTGCCTACACATAAGTGTAATATGAATTGTGATTATTGTTGTTTTAAAAATAGGAAAGACAGACAATTGGATTTACCTTTGGAAGTATTAAAAAAAGGTATTTGGAATTTTTACAGATTAGGAACAAGAAGCATTGAATTTACAGGTGGGGGAGATCCTTCTCTTTATCCTCATATAGATGAAGTTTTACAATGGGCGCGTGTGGTTTTGGGCATGAATATTGGTTTTATCACAAATACAGTTGCATCTAAGATTGTAAAAAATTGGAAGTATTGTAGTTGGGTGCGGGTTTCATTGAACACATTGGATTATTACGACAGTATGAATATTGATTATATTAAAGATTCTGGAACATATGTATCGGGGTGTTATATATGGAATGAAAGAACCACACCTGACGTTTTTGAGAAGGTGGTAAAATTTGCAGAGAAGGAAAAGATCGTGTGTAGAGTTGCTCCAGATTGCATAAAACCTGGACGTGAGATAAATCAGTCAGTAAGAATGTTGACGGAGGTGTTCGAGGAGTATAAAGATAGTAAATATGTCTTCCTTTCTGATTTTAATATTGTTACGGATCGTCCTAATCTTGATTGCAGGATACATATGATAAAACCTTGTTTTTATGTGGATGGTTATATATATTCTTGTCCAAGTGCTGAATTGGCTTATGAGAATAATCGTGCATTGCCTGAATCAATAAGATTGTGTAAGTATGATGAGGTGCTTCATTTTTATGCCGATGAAGCAAAAAATGCAACATTTCGGAGTTGTTCATATTGTAAGTATGCTGGACAACAAGTTGTACTGGAAGAGGTATTGGCAGAAACTGCATTTAATGAGTTTGCATAATAAAGGAATGCATTATGAAAGTCGATAAAATTGTATTGATTATACCTCCGAGTCCTTGGCTTATAACTGATAGAGAAATACCTTTTTATGGCATTTTGCACATAGCTTCTGTTCTAAAACAGAACACCAATTGTGATGTGGACGTTTGTGATTTGTCGAGTCTTCCAAAAGATAAGTGGTTCATACCAATTGGAGATCTTTACGGAGTGACCGGTGTGACTCCGAACTTTATTTACATTAGAGATATAATTACATTACTTAAAGAGAGGGAGCCTGATAAACCTGTTATTGTGGGTGGTGTACACGCAACTGTCTTACCTGAACATATTTTACAAAAGACTATGGCAGATGCTTGTGTATTAGGTGAGGGCGAAAACACCATTTGTAAGATTGTAGAGGGTGTTGATTGGAGAGATATACCGGGCATGATGACAAGAGAGTTTAACACAGGATTTCCTCCATTGATCCAAAACTTAGATATTTTACCTCTTCCAGATAGAGATATGATTGATTACTACAGCTACCTACCGTCAACGTTATTTAATTATTTGGACACAAGTGTAAAAAGAGAAGGATCATTATTTACGGCCAGAGGTTGTTATTTTAATTGCTCCTTTTGCTCTAGTAAAAGAATACATCAAGGTAGGGTGCGCTTCAGATCTGCTGAGGCGGTTGTGGATGAGTTTGTTTATTTAAGGGATAAATTTGGAGTAGAAATGGTGAACGTTTTAGATGATACTTTCGCCTTTAATAGGAAAAGAGCTTTTAAGATATGTGAGTTGTTGATGGAGAGAAAGGTAGGAGTGAAGTGGTTTTGTTTAGTGAGGACGGACGACGTTGATTTTGATTTAATGTTAGCAATGAAAAAAGCAGGTTGTTTGTCCGTTGCTCCTGGTTTTGAATCTGGATCGAACAGAATCCTTAAACTGTTGAATAAGAAAATGACCATCGAAACATCAAGAAATTGTGTACTGGCCGCACACAAGGCAGGATTGATGATAAACGGACAGTTGATGGTAGGACTACCCACTGAAACAGAGGAAGATATCGAGCTTACGGCTGAACTTGTTAAAAACAATCCTGAAGTAGATACATTTGGATTGCATACATTTTATCCTTTTCCAGGATCAGATATATGGGAGAATCCTAAGAAATATAGTATAGAAATAGATAAGGACACTGATTTTTCAGACTATCATTCTGTTGGAAACCATCAAGGTGCTTACCATAGTGATCCTGTTATTGATGGGCGTTTCAGATATTTGAAGAGTGTGATAGGTGACAAAAGCCGTGAATTGAGAAGGAGATTATTGGGATGAAGATAATATATACATGGGGTGATAGTCATGTCAGCATGTTCGATGAAACTTATAGAGCTTTAGGGGCTCCTAAACCAGATGGAGAGCCAAAGGTTATTTTTATAGGTAGATCTAATTCGCGTGTTTATACTGCCTATGCTATTGATACGCATGATGACGAAATACAGGAGGTGTTATCTTCAATTGATTTTAAGGAAAATGATGAAATGTGGTTTATGTTTGGAGAAATAGACGTTCGTTTTCATATTTTTTATCACCATCAGAAATTGGGGGTGCCTTTGGACTCAATGATTGAAAGCGTTGCTGAAAGGTATGTTGTATATGTTGGAAAATTAAGGAAACAAGGATTTAATATCCATATTCTCAGTGTGGTTCCTACACAACCAGTACCTGGACCCTATCTCCGAGACCCCACATATAATATTAAAGATTGGATTCGAGATGGAGGTAATAATCTTGAGGATAGAATATATATTACCGAAAATTTTAATAGAATCCTTGAAGTTAAATGTAGAGAAAATGATGTACCATTTAGGAATATTTATCATTATTTGGTGCACCCAACAACAAGATGTAATATTCCTGAAATGACTAGAGATGGAATGCATTATAAGTATATTGGAGATTTTATTATTGATGAATTACATTTGGATTAGGAGGTTTATATTATGCGAGTAGATTTATGTGTTCTTTTTGCTGGATTAGATTTGAATGCTTTTGCACCATTGTTTTTGGAAACATTATACAGAAATTGTGATGTTTCAAATCTTTGTGTACATGTTGTGGAGAAAGGAAGATTTGAAAGCGAATACAATGGTACTGAGGAATGGATGAAAAATTTATTTATGGAGAATTATATACCTGGTGTTGGAGATAATGTTCATAATTATTTGTTGAAGAAAAAGGAAGAATCTTTAGTTCCGTTCACAATTCATGATGCTCACGATGCCAGTATGTTTTTCAACAAACGTACTCCAAGTGAGCCAGAGTATGGTTTAGGTTCTGATTATGCGGAAACACTTAATTGGGCGATAGATAATTGTGGACAGAATAAGTGGATAATCTTTTGTCATTCAGACATGGTGTTTATAAAGGATATTATAACTCCATTTATCGAGAGAATGGGCGATTGGACTGCTGGAATGTTTGGAATATATGGACATTTTATTGCCGTGAATAGAGAAGCCTATCATAAAATAAATGGAAACTTTAATATCATTTCCAACTTTAGAGCAGTTCCTTTCTCTGCTGCGGGATTTGATTATATAATTCGACACGCCGCAGATCCTCGGTGTCCAGATGTTCCGGAGTCAAAAACTATTTATGGATGGGATACATTTCAATTACTTGAACTTATGATGATTGCCAATGGGTGGGTTTGTGATGTGGAGGAGAGGCATGATCTTAAAGATTATGTTCATCATATGGCCTCAGGACATGGTTATTTGGGTTCAAAGGAAGCGGTAGATAATCGACAAGGAATAATAAGTGCATGGTTGAACACATATAAGGTGAAAAGAGTATGAAATTGCATATAGGTTGTGGAAAAGCGTATATACCAGGTTGGGTGAATGTAGATATTATCAGTGATGTTCATGCTGATATTTATTCAAATGCTTTGGCTTTACCTTATGAAAGAGAATCTATTGATCTTATTTATGCCTCACACGTGCTGGAACATTTTGATAGGAGACTTGTTTTATCTGCCTTAACACATTGGTATTCTTTACTCAAAAAGGAAGGTATACTCAGGTTAGCCGTGCCTGATTTTGAGGCAATAGTTGAGGAATATAATGATTCATTTTGCGATGTTGGGGGTTTGTTGGGGCTTCTTTATGGTGGACAGGATCATGTGTTGAATATTCATCGTATAGCTTTCGATTATCCATATTTGACAAAGCTATTAACCACAGCAGGATTTGTGATGACTCGAAGGTGGAATTGGCGTGAAACAGAACATTCCCACATTGACGATTATTCACAAGCTTATCTCCCTCACATGGATAAGGAGAAAGGCAGGTTAATGAGTTTGAACGTGGAGGCAATAAAATGAAATTGGTTTTGTGTGATATGCAGCATAATATTTACTTGACAAGAAAGTATTTTGAGCCTCTAGTTGATTACAGCCAGGACAGAGGCACTCCTATCACTGTAGTAGGGTCTCTTGAAGGACTCAAAAATGTTGGCATATTGGCACATGCTGAAGATCTTACGCCTGAAGTTATTACAAGGCTTAAAAATGATGGCAATAAGATCTTTTCCTTTGATATAAATGATAACACTCATTTATGTTATACGTATGTGAATACGCCGGAAGCCCATGATTTAGATCTTATTTTTAAGGTCAGTGGACTTCAAACAACACAGTTTTCGGATGATATATATATTGATAAAAATCTGAATTATTCAATTAGATCTCAGCCATTTGATGCTGATGTAAACTGGAAGGGTTATGATAGTTTAATAAAATCTGGAAAAGTGATGTCGTTACCTTATGCACCTTGGAATGAATTAGACTTATCTATGCCGCCTTGGGAAGACCGGGTTAAACACTGCCTCATAAGAGGAAGTAATCATTATTTTAGATTCCATTTGTACTTGAATTTGCTAAAGAGAAATATGGTAGATGCTTTGTCTCATTTCTTTACAGACCCTTATTTTAATCCAGCAATGGCGGATCGTTTTCGATATTGCCCTGATTGTATTGCTGCAAGAGAAATGTATGGAGAGCTTTCGTATAGTTTTTATAAGGAACATGATTGGAAGAATTGTAACAATTCCGTAGATTGGGGTAAGGACGAGGTGCCGGATGATTTTTTTATAACAAGTACAGGAGCTTGGAATAATCGCTGTGTGCCTATGTTTTATTGGCTGGCTGAACAGTTTGAAAAAACCCATGGAGAGGTAAATAAAGACCTGCTTCAAATAGCATTAAACGCAACGTTTCTTCCATTAGATCTTTATACCGAAATTTTACATTCATATATTTTATATGGAGATTTTAAATGGATGTTTTCGATTTATGCTCCTCCTCGATTTTGGGAAGCTGTAAATGTTCGGGTGATTAATTTTGTTCCTGAGTTTACTAGAGATCAATATTATTTTCCTGAAATGAAAGAAGGAGAACATTACTTAACCTATAAAGTGGACTTCTCAAACCTGGAAGATCTTCAAAATGTGAATAAGGAGCAGTACGAATATATTACAAATAATTGTATGAAATTATTTCAGACTTGGATAAAAGGTGATGGGTATGTAACCTCAACCAATTTACTGAATTATATATTGGAGGGAATAGAAAATGAAATTCTTTAAGTTTGGTGATCCTAAGGACTATAAAAATATGCCCAAAGAAGAAAGGGACAAGCACACTCAAGAAATGATGAAACAGCATAAAGGATGGGGGACATCCATGTCTCATAATCCTATAGGGTGGGCTTCATTTAATCAGATTAAAGATGAGGTTCTTCGTTTACCACATCTAACCGGAGAAGTACAAGCTAAGTGGTTGTTTGACCTTGTGAAAAAAACGAATGATGAGGCCTTGATATGTGAGGTAGGAACATATCACGGTTTTCTTGCTGCTGTAATGGGGTTATCTTGTGTTGGGTCCTCTCGAAGGATTGTTGTTGTGGATCATATGATTGGAGATCATTGTGGAGATCATTCAGACCGGGAAAACTTGTCAGTTTATAAGGAGTTTGTGGATAATATGATTTTAATGGGTATTTGGAATAAAATCATACCATTGCCATTTAAGAGTTTTAATCCAAATATAACAGATTATGAATCATTGAAAATGCATGATTTGAAGGCCCCAGTGATACGCACCTTATACCTTGGAGCTTATGAAATGATCTTGGCAATGGGGCTTGAATTTGATCTCATTTATCTTGATGGCAATCATGATGAGGAAAACGTTTTTAGAGAGTTGGAGCTTTATACAACTGTATTAAAAGTTGGAGGAATGATTACAGGGGATGATGGCATTGACAATTTTAGTGAGGTGTGGGATGTATTGACTATTGAAGGTGTTCCAAAAACTGGGGGGGCACCTGCCGCTATTTTTCGGTTTTTTAAAGGCAATGAAGATTTTACTCGGATGAAGTCTGTGCCTGGAAATCAATTTGGATTTAAAAAAATAAGATGAGGAGGTTTTATTATGATAAAGAAACAAGGACCTATTGCAATTTTAACTCATTGGAGAACGGGATCAACGCTGTTACGATCCATATTTGTTGCTTGTGGTATGAGCGATTGCGTAACTGAGTTTGAGTATGAATATGGAGATATTAATGGTGTTGGTAATTGTTTGTACAATAAATTTAAGATGACACAAGAAGGAGTGCCTGCTGAGATTGTGGCGAATGCTTTGAGAATGTTTAAGGAGAAAGCGGAAGAGAATCAGTGGAAGCATTATGGCATAAAGATAGACCATGCTTTACAAGCTCCTTGCTGGAATGCTGTTGGCAGTCAATTTGAGGAGAATTGGCCTAATGCTCGATTTGTAATTTCAATACGGCATCCGGATGGTATTATTCGGAGCATAGCAAAACTCAGAGCATTACGTCCGCTTGCTCCTGATTTTACAGCGCAGGATATACTTGATTCATGGTTGAGCACATATGAAAGCACCAAACATTTAATTAATGAAGGTGCTCTTGTAGTGTGCTATCCTGATTCACATATTCTTCCAAAAAATCGATTGAAGAGCGGAGTACATAAGTTGATCACACGACTTGGTATGGAGTGGACGGAAGAGGCGAGCAGTTTATTTGAAGAGGCTGATTCAGGAGAGAATATGATTATAGAAAATGGTTCTGTCCGTTTCACTGATGATGCAAATCTAAAAGACAACAGAATATCCGATGAATCCTATAGAAATGCCATTGCGATATATGAGGAGTTTAAAAGACATGCAATCACCTAATGTTTATAACAGGGAATATTTCGAAAATGGGATAGTTTCTGGTAAAAGCAATTATGTAGATTACCGATGGCTTCCTGAACGAACACTATCAATGGCAATGATTATGATTGACTTTTTAGGAATAGATAAAAAAGAAACAATTCTTGATTACGGCTGTGCCAAGGGTTTTTTGGTGAAGGCTTTTAGGTTATTACATCGCAGAGCCTGGGGTGTTGATATTAGCAAGTATGCAATTGAAAATGCGGACGAGTCAGTATTGGATTTTTGCTTCTTGAAACAAGACCAAACTTTGGCTACCAAAGCACTCACATCTCTTCCTGATTCATTTGATTACTGTATTGCCAAGGATGTGTTTGAGCACATTGAAGAGAAGCAACTTGAACAGGATTTGAGATGGATATGGTCACATGAAATAGATACAATGTTTGCTGTGGTTCCACTTGGTGCAGGTGGTGAATTTGTCGCTCCTGCAAATAATGCGGATGTGACTCATGTCACTTGTTATCCCACAACATGGTGGTGTGATCTTTTCCAGAACAATAACTGGAAGGTAAAAAATATAAGATTTCAATTGGAGGGAATAAAAGATGCCTACTACGCAAAGTACCCGACGGCACACGGATTCTTCACACTCAAAAGAACCAACTAAGGCGTCCTTTTGTAAGAGATGTGGAGAGCTTTATATAGTTAATCAAGGAGAAATTTGTCCTATATGTGCAAAGGAATTGTCTAAACCTTTACCGGAAGGTGGCTCCTTTAAGATTAATAGGAAAAATATATGCTGACTTTATTTATTCTCCAAACTGCCTTACCTAAGGCTGATGCAATGGCAACCTTTCGTTCCTTGAATGGACTGGCAGGATATTATTATATTGTCCGTAATACTTGGGAGATTAATGCATTGAACAAACCAGAAGGTTGGTATTTGGTTCTTTATGATAATGAGATTGTTGATAAGATGTTGCAAGCCTCGTTTAAATCCTTTATGGTGGCACAACAGTTTAATGCATATACAATAATGAAAAAGGTTGAGGTACCGAAGAGAGTAGTCACACAAACACCAAGGCTCTACAGGACTGACATTGAATTGCAAGAGAATTCGTTGTTACCTGTAGAAGGAACAGAGCTTAAACTCACAAGAATTTTAGATGGTTGGATATTAGAACAATGATACATATGTATTTTAATCCGGGTGATCTTGAACGTTGGGCAAATGCTTTGAGAAGAGCTGATGCTACAGCAAGATTACAAGCAACAGGAGTACCTCGCCGGAATGCAATTGAGTATAAATGGAAGCTTGTTAATAACATCACTCAGCAAAGATTTCATATTCTGTTTGCTGTCTATAATGAGGGTTATGAGACCTGGAAGACTAAGTATTTTGGACACACCAAAAATTGGGTCTTGTTGGGCAACTTACTCAAAAGCATTAAAGCAACAAAAACACGTAAGAGGAGACCTTATACATGGTTTTCAGGTGTTCGATATAATGCAGGTAGTGTTATTAGGTCGGAGACATCATGGTTTCATCCACCTCATAGTGGAAAGGGTAAAAGGAGAAGAATAAGAATCTCCAGGTATGGACGTTATGGAGAGTATGGTAGAGAGGGACAACCGTCTCGACCTGTTTTTGTTCCGACAACAGAAGAGTACGTTAAAGATGGTTGGATCAAGGTTGCACATAACGCATTAGGAAAAGTAGCACAGCAATGGCACTAGAGGAGAGGAAAATGACCACAATCGAAGTTACGAATGATGTTCCTTTAACTGCACGGCAATTTGTGGAGTTGATCGATGAATTTTATCATAATGCAAAGCTCGAAAAACTCTCCAGATTTAGCATAAAGTGGGGTAGATGGTCAACAAAAATGAATGTAGAGCTTAGACAGAGAATTGAGACCAAACGCGATCCAGAGGAGCTTAAACTGAAGCATGTTTTTATCTATTGGACATTAAAATCACAGCTATTGGAATTGTACTACAGGTATCCTTCCCGTGCTTTCAAGGCAGGGCAAAAACGGAGACTCTTAAAGGAGGCTGCCGATAACAGGGCAATAATATTCAGCGTTGATGGTTTAAATGTTCCAGAACTTGATAGTCAAAGTGCTATCCAAACGATATTAAGAGGTTTAAACATAGCATGAAGATCTTAAAAGTAGAGTCGAAAGACATATATGTCACGATAGAGCTATCAGTAGCCCAAATCAAGCATATCCTTGACTTCTTGAATCACTGCATATGTAACTATAATTCAGAAGAAGAGCCGTCTATGAAAGAATCTGACGCTTATATGAACGAAACCTTTTTTAAAGAGTTAAATGATTTATATGAGAATATTGAAAGAGGGGGAATTGAATAATGGCTTTAAATCCTACAGCAAGAGAAGCCAATGTAATTGATTCAATCAAAAAGTATTTTGTGGATAATATATATACGACAGAAGGAATTGCAGTTACATTTGATGATTCTCTTTCACAACCCAAAGTGCAGGGTTCTCCATCAGAAGTAGATAGATGGGTGGGCATTGAAACTGGAGATCTTGAGCTTGATACTTTATCTGAGTTTTTCCTCGAAATTTATGTTTGCACTAGAAAGGATAATGAAGGTTTTAGAAACGCTCAATTAAGAGACACGATAATGGGGTATCTTGTTGACAGCGAAGGAACATATACCGATGGTATGATGCGAATTCCTTTTTATCGTAGTGTGGCTGGAGGGTTTAGTAATTGGACACTTCTTGGTAATTTACTTATACAAGATGTAATAGAATCGGGGAGAATGAAAACACCTGATGAAACAAAATTTAAGGTCTTAACTGTGCGTCTACGATTTGCGAGTAAAGTATGATGGAAAAGATAGAATCATTTATAAGGTGTGAGAAATGTGGTAAGAAACTCATTGCCAGACAGGGTAATGGGATATGGCATTTTCGTTTCGGTAGAAGCGAGGATGGTGGAGAACCTCCTGTTGATATGAAAATATATGGATCAATAAAGATGAAATGCCTACGCAGATCATGTAGGCATATAAATATTTTAAATCATTTTCCATTCAAAATTTAGTTCCTCAATCGGTTTTCCGAGTTCTTCAATTGACACAATCGTCAAAATCCGGCTTTAATATATTATATAGAAAGGAGGTGAAGTATTTATGGCAACAGGACCTTTAACAAAAGATACTAGTACAGTTGCATTGGGGTTGGCCCAAATCCAAGTTGGGGATTCATCGGATAATATTGCCGATATTAATCCTGCTCTGAGCTCATCCGATTCATTGGGCGCCATGGCCGATACTCGTTTTATGGGTGAAACTGATTTTTTCAGACTTGAATCAGGATATCCGTTGATGGAAGACGACGCTCTTCCGATTCGGGAGAAGGCTGCCTTAGAGTGCTCTTTTAAGGAAATAATTCCCGTAAACGTGGCTTTAGCTTATGGCTTTGATTTTGGTGAGTCGCCTTATGATGGTATGACAGTACATTCTGGTGAAGTTCCCTTAGGAGCAAGGATAGCTCCTGTATTTATGAGAATGGAGGCAGAGTATACCTATCCTAGTGGTACAGATTATATGTACATAATCTTTCCACGAGCGCAGGTACTTTCGAGTATCGAGATGAATATGGGTGTGGAAGAAGCCGTTGCTGTGCCCATCACATTTGAAGCTAAAAGAGCTGATAGTGGTATTACTGATGGGGACGCTGCGTGGGATTCAAAGCCTTTAGGACGGATTTTTTGGAAATCAGATTAAACATTTAACTAACTTTTAAGGAGAAGTGATATGCCGGAAGAAAATTTAAAGATCAATCCTCAAATTACGGAGATCGAAATAGGTGTCCGTAATTTGAGGAAGGTAAAAGTTTATCCTCTATCTATGGCCGATCAAATGGACATGACTGATCTTATTACAGAAGGTTTGAAATCTTTTGTAGAAGGTGGGGAGACGATGGAGGAGATTGAGGAGATTGAGGTTATCGGAACCATTGTAGATTTAATCAAGAATAATCTTGGCAGAATATTACATTTTGTTACTGATGAGGATGGAGATGAATTATTAAAAGAAATCTCCAATGAGCAATTCACCACGATTGCTAAAAAGGTCTACGAAATTAATTATGAAGGAGCAATAAAAAACGTGCAGGGCCTCTTCGACCAGATCAAGACACAATTTCAACCGAAGAGGCCATTACCACCGTCTGTGAACGATATCCAGGATACAGACTCGAACATTTCTACCGACTCTCCTATACTCAAGGAGGAGTCACACGCGACCAATTCTTGACTCTATTTAAGCATACACAGAAAAGAGAACGTGAGAAATGGGAAAGGGAAGCTGCGGTACATGGAATAAAGATTAAAAGAGATGCCCAATCAGTAAGTGAGACAAAGGTAGAAGATTCCTTTAAATTTGGTTCACCTGAAGATTATGAGAATATGACTCAAGAGAAAAAGGAAGAAATCACCCAAAAGATGAAGGGAAAACATAGAGCATGGAGAAGCTCCGTGACGAATAAACTTGGGTGATGGGGAGAACTAAAATGGGGGAGCAAGACAAAACATTATCATTAGGAACCATTTTTACGGCGAATGAAGCCCAGTTCCTTGCCGCTACTAAAAGAATGAGGACTGCTCTTGGCGGTGTGAATACCGCTATGGGCAATGTGGCAAAAGATACTACAAAGTCCGGTAAGAAGGCCGCAGAAGGATTACATCCTCTAAATAAACAAATCAGTAAAGTTCATGGAGGTTTAAACCGCCTCAGAGCGGCGGCAAAAGTTACTGCTGCTTATGGATTAGCTGCAACAGCGATTTTTGGTCTCACAAATGCATTGCGAAGTGGTGCTGAAGAGATTGTAAATTTTGACCAGGCTTTAAGGAATATTGAGGCCATTACTGGAGCAACTTCGGCAGAGATCGCCTTAATGGATGATATCATGCGCCATGTTGCGGAGACCACAAAATTCTCCACAACTGAAATTGCAGAAGGCATGGTGCTTTTAGGTCAAGCTGGTTTTAGTGCTGGAGAATCAATTTCCGCCATTCAAGCTGCCGCTGATCTTGCCGCTGGAACTTTAACAGACCTTGCTACTACCACCGATTTACTTACCTCAACTGTACGTGCTTTTGGACTACAGGCCATTGAGGCAAGTCGTGTTGCTGATGTCATGGCTAATGCCATCAATAAATCCAAATTAACAGTCGATAAAATTCGGACTTCATTTAACTATGTTGGCGCTGCTGCCGCTCAGGTAGGATTGACTTTAGAACAAACCGCCGCTTCTATGGCCTTGCTTGCTAATAATGGTTTACGAGCGAGTACGATTGGTACTGGCTTTAGGCAAGTATTGTCTCGTATGATTGCTCCAAATCGGAAACTTGCTGAGACTTTTGAAGAACACGGTATTGAATTAGATAGTATCAATCCAAAAGTCCAAGGCTATGAAAAAGCCATGCTAAATTTGACAAAAGTTATTACTAAGGCTGATGGTGTTACAGTTGATATGACCAAGGCTTTTAGACTTTTTGGATTGAGAGGTGCTCAAGCTGTTGCCGTTTTGACAAGTGGTTTCCAGGGGGAGTATTCTCCATTTAGTGTAATGCTCAGAAAAATGTTTGAAGTAGGTGCTGCTGAAAAGATGGCAGCCATACAGGCCAGAGGACTTGCTTTCAAGTTCAAGAATCTACAAGATAGAGCAAAAACCCTTGCCCTTGCTATAGGTGATGCTGGTGTTGCAGGTGCTTTGAGGTCATTGGTTGATGCATTATCGGCTGCTGTAACAGGAATGGAGAGATTTGTTAAGTCCTCAGGAGGACAGGTTGCCACCCAAATGACATTACTCACAACATTACTCCTTGGTGTTGGTAGTGCTTTAACAATTTTATATAAAGCATTGGCTTTTATCGTGATTGGTATAAATAAATGGGTATTGGCGCTTCATCCTACAACACGACTTCTTATGGTAATTGGTGCCGCAATTTCAGCAATTGCAACCACATTTAATTTCTATAATAAGGCCCTTGAAAGGAATATCAAAGCCAATGAAAAAAGGCAGCAACAGCTTATTATGGAGAAAGGCTCTTTAATGGCGTATAAAGGGGCGCTTGAAAGCATTATAGAGACTGTTGATAAGACTGATGAGGTATCTGTTGAACATTCTGCCATATTACAAAGACTTGCTCATGATCATGAGGATCTTGCAGGTGTTGTTCGGGAATCTGCTGATGATTATAGCAAATTTGGTGATGTTGTGTCTGTGGTAACTGAAAAAATGTTGAGGGGTGAAGAGGAATTTATTTACAAAGCGAGTGAAAGAATATCACAATATACTGAACAAATAAGAAAACAAGTTAATGTAATACGATCAGCCCAGGAACTATCAGGAGAAAGAAAACCTGAAGAAGAATCATTTTTTAAAAGGATAAAGCATTGGTATGAAGTGTTATTGGGTCCGTTTTGGGGCTTGCCAAAAGATCTTGAAGAAGAACAAGAAAAACTAAATGAATTATTAGCAGATGAAATTGAACAAATGGACAAACTTTACCATGCCCTTCTCAGACAAGGTCTTTTGCTTAAAAAAGATGTTGTTCCAACGATGCGTTTTAGAGTTAAGGAATTGGAACGCCTGGGATTCCTTGAAAATTTGGAGGCCACTGTCCTTTTAGATAAATTAATCCCGGCATTAGAAAAGGAAATAGAGGCCAGAAAGAAAGGAAAAAAGGAGAGGGAAGTTGAAAAGGAGGCTAAGGAACTTAAGGAATCAGTTAGATTGAATATACGTTTTCTGTCTTTAATGAGAAGTATGGAGCAAGATAGGGTAAAAGAGATAGAGCTTTCATATAAACGTAGAACGGAGCAGATAAAACAATTCTATGAAGATGAGGTTAAATTCTATAAGAAGTCATTGGAGATAGAAGATGAGGGAGAGAAAATACAAGAAGCAAAAAGATTGGCCAGTATAAGGAAAAAGGAAGCAGATGCCCAGAATGAAAGGAAACGACAATATGATCTTGCTAAATTACATCGTGATATAGCTCTTGAGGGATTAAAATTAGAAGAACTTGTTGCTAAGAAAAAGCTTGAACTACAAAGTCAGGCCGTTGCGGTTGATGATCAGGCAACACAACAAGACATAAAAAATGCCCGCAGAGAATTGGAGATTAAAACAAATCAAGAGATACTCGATCTGGATAAGACCTTTTTAGAAAGCACTTTGGAACAATTCAAAGAGGACAGTAAGGAGGTTTACGCTGCCAGATTGAGGGTGGCCAGAACCGAGGTCAATCTTCAAAAATCAAAGACCAAGGATATTGAAGGTGATCGGGAGGACGAGCGTAAAAATTTGTCTGAACATTATGAATTGGAACTCGCAGAAGTAGAAAAATATTCAGCGGAATGGTTAAAGATCCGGGAAGAGATGTATGCCGAGGATCTTATAACTATGGGAAAATTAGAAGAGGATAGAAAAAGTCGATTAAAGAAACGTGCAGAAGAGGAAGAAAGAGCATATAAATCGGGCGAGATCTCCGCTGAACAATATTATGCCGTACTTAAAGAGCTTGATGAACAACATGTTGGAGAGCATGAAGAAAATGTAAGAAAAATGATAGCAATTGATGGAACGTGGTTAGAAAATTTACGTGCCGGAGCAAGGAAATGGACAAGTGAGGCAAAGACTTGGGGAGAAACGTGGCAGGAAATAGGAGAAGATGTTGCTGATGTGATAAGTACCAATATCACAAGTGCTTGGTTTGATTTCATTGAGGGATCGAAAAACGCCAAAGAGGCTATGGCAGACTTTGCAAGAAGCACCCTTAGATGGTTGGGTGAGATCATTGTAAAGCAGATGATATTAAATGCTCTGCAAGGATCACGAATAGGCAAATGGCTTGGACTTGGAGGTAAAGCCGCCACAACACCATCAACACTATCAACACCAGCACCTATACCCGCTTTTAGAGAAATTAAACATGGTGGTGGCATTGTAGGTAAGGGTGTCATAAGTCGTATGCAAATGCCTAAGAGGCTTCATAATGGTGGGATTGCCGATAAAGAAGTTCCAATTATTGCAGAAAAAGGTGAAGGTGTTTTTACAGAAGAACAGATGAAAGCAATGGGACTTATGGTTAAGGAGGGTCAAAAAGTGAGCATTGTAAATAGCTTTGATGGGGCTCTTTTCATGGATAGAAGACAGTTAATGGAGGTAGTCACCGATGTCGCCTCACAAATTGCTATGACAGTAACACAACAAACCGCAGCCAATGCGGTTGTAGAGGCAGTTTCAAATGATCATCCGATTAGGCGTGTGATGCAACAAGGAGGTTACTAAATGGCAAATTTCACCTGGACCCCAAAAATAGTAATTCCAAGTAAACCAACATATAATATACTCCAAACTTTAACAGAGAGTTTCAAGCGGAGATATTATGAGGTTGATTCCAATGAAGAACAACTTTACACTTTGAAGTTTGGTTGGATTCAAAAAACCACTGTCACAAACAATAGGGATGCTATCTATGCTCATTATACTGGTAATAAAGGTGAATATAGTAGTTTTTCATGGACAGGTGTTCCTTCATATATTTCCAATGACGCAGTCACTGTTAGATATGTCGATTATCAAGAAACACCCGATGTGGATGGCAATGTGTGGGAAGTCACCATAGTTTTTAGGAAGGAGAATTAATATGCCAAAAGGTTTAGAAGCTGCTGTCATAACCGAGATCGACGCACAACAAAAAAGAACAAGGTTGCTTGTGGAGGTACAACCTCGTCCATATTTGATTCCTTTTCGATTTGCTGTTTCAGAATCGAATATTACATTTCCTCATGGAGGATCAATCACTTGGACTGCCAAAACAATTGAAGTTGGCGACACTATGCAAAGTCCAGAGGGTCAAATTGGAAGAATCTCCTTAAAGTTTGATGACGTTGCACGGGATATGGCGGCATATGTAGATGCTTATAATTTTGCTGGTGGCACAATGATAATTAAAAGGATCTATCTTGATGGTAATCATCATGCTCCTACCGATCCGGCAGATTACAACGAGGTCTTCAGAGGTATTATGGAGACACCCAAAAATATTGGAGTTCAGTGGGTTGTGATGAACGCCACATCAGGCAAGCCTTTAAATGTAAGAGCATTGAAACAGGTTTATGGTAAAGAGTGTTCACACATCTTTGGAGACACACAATGTAATTATAATGATTATGCTGAACTAGAGCATACGGCAGGACAAGCGGATAGTGGAAGTGATACTACTTTAGTTGATTCCGATTTATATCAAGCCGATGATTATTGGAATGATGGCTATATTTATATAATGAAAGGAACAGGAATAGGGGTTGGTAAAGTCACAGATTTTGCTGCCGGAGTGGTGACATTTGCCGACCTTGGAGTAACAGTTGATAGTACATGTGTTTATAGACTGTGTAAGGACTCTACTCTAATGCAAATGGGGGCTGCGGATAGTGGGTCTACTACAACATTAACGGATGATGGTCTGGCTCAGGTTGATGACTTTTGGAACTACGGTGTTATTGAAATAGTGAAAGCGGGGACCGTTTATCGAAGAAATGTGAAAGACTTTGATGCTGCCTCAGATACCGTGACCTTTGATGCCGCTCTTCCTATAACTGTTGATAACACATGCAAATTCTTTATACGTGCCGGTTGTGACAAGACCTATGACACATGTAAAGGACTAAATGCTTGGGGTCCAAGCGATGATAACAATGCAAACTTTCTTGGTTTTACTTACATCGGAACATCTGCTGGAGGGATTGGTGTTGCACCACCACGGTGGCAAGATCCATCAAATAGACCAAGACCAGGAGGATATATACCTTAAATGATTAAAAGAATACAAACACCTCACGATGTTGTTATGTTTCACGCGCTGAATGATGAAATTGAGGAGCATTTTCCGTGCGATAAGACAGCATGGATTCAATGGCTTACAGAAAGATCAGATAATCCAAATTATCTTATCTTAGCGAATGTTAACAGCCATGATCAAATTGATGCTTACGTAGTGGCTTTTAACAATGTGAATCCACCTTTGCAGGATTTTGTTGCCGTTATCTATATGTGGGCACCGAACCTCAACGCTTTGTTTGAAATAGCGAGAATGGGTGAAGCCTGGGCACTGGCACAAGGAGCTTCCAAAATAGTAGCTAAGACTGACTTGGATGATAAGTTCCTTACAGCGTTTGGATATAAACAAACCGCTAAATATGTAGAAAAGAAAATAGGAGCGTAAAGTGGGCAACATACCAACATGGAGTGAAGAGCATTTAGGAACTACGGGTACAATAGTGGCTGGTACCGTTTTAGGAGCACTTACTGGAGGGATTGGCTTTATTACACATAATCCAGCATGGTGGACATTTAGTGTCACAGCCGCAGCAAAAGGAGCTTTTTGGGGATATACGGCGGGTTCAGCAATATCATCTATGGCTTTGCCTGATGTTCCTGCCATAGGTTCCACATCTCCCACTTATGATGGAGGCACACCTCAAATCACTGTACAGGAAGGTATTCCTATAGCAAGACCATATGGTTTGTGCCTACTTGCTGGTAATGTGCTTCGAATTAATGACACTTCCGAGAGCACTGTAAATTGTGTGGTTGCTCACGGTCAAGGAGTCTTTGATAGTGAAACTCCACTTGCAACGTGGATTAACGGTGTTATATGGGATGATCTAACCGCTGAACAAGGAGCACATCGTAAGGCTTTTTTAACTGGAACAGATTCACAAACTTCAATACAGGTAGGCGGAGCAGACTTATTTGCTTTAAACAATTCAGGGCATAGAGGTATTGCCCATTCAGGATTGAAACTCACAAAGGATAATCAAGTTACTGGTTTGCCTGGGGTTGCAATTATAAGTAGAACACATGAATGCACTCCAATAGGAACCTCCATTGTAAATTCAAGTTATAAGTGGACTGAATCAGAAGCACAAGCAGGAGAATGGCACTGTGAGGCTTCGGGTGGAGGTGATCCTGGTTTAGATGAACCAACTGCTGTTGAAATTGCTGGAGCCGCTGCTACTAATGGATCAGTAGGAAGCCTTAATGTACATGAATGGGTTTGGGATGATAATGATAGCTTGGGTTATGATACTGTATATGTGAGAATATCTGGTGATGGTGATCCAGACGACGAGGATGATAATTTCATTGTGATTGAAGGAGCAGATGCCTTCTCTCGCAGTCCGGCCACGGTTATGTGGGATTGGTATCGTAATGTGGAAGGTTACGAAGCAAGGGAACTGAACGACCTTGCTTTTAAGTCACTCGCCGCACAAACAGACGCATATCCCACAGAAGGAGATGGTGGTCCAACACGACCTCCTGGCCCCTCAGAAGAAACAGTAAAAGCCACTACCAAATATAGTGACAACCACAAACCAAGGTTTAGTTGTGACCCTGCACGTGCTTTGGAAGGACCACATACGAAAACCCAATGGTGTTCCGCTAATGGAACAAAGACGGAACAACGCGTGAATTTTGATCTCGGTGTTCCGGTAGTTGTTACAAAATTCACTCTCGTCAACAGTCATATTAGTGGATCGTATGCTAATACAGGTATCAACAATTTCGTTTTGCAGGGATCTAATACATCCGGCTCCTTTGATGAGACCACATATGCAACTGATACTGGATGGACAACGATTACAATGGATGATAATACCGCATCCAAATATGATTCGGCTGACCCGGATAAAGATTATGTTGTTACTACTCCTGGAACGGCGTATAGGTATTACTCCTTAAAGATTGATGATAATCATAATGATGGTACATATGATTGGATGGGTTTTAGAGACATCTATTTTTGGGCAAGGCATCCAAGAAATACCTTTGATTTTAATGTTGATTCCACAATTAGTGTAAATGATGCGAAGAAATTAATCTGGAGATCCTTTGATGGTTGCGTCATACAAAGTCAAGGTCGTTTGAAACCAGTATGGAACTGGAGTGAAGAGGCTGATGGTGCTGGTGGAGTTACTGCAAAAACATCTAGACATACCTTTGATACTGATAATATTATAAAAGGTTCCTTCTTTTATAATGAGATCGACGCTCCTAACGTGATAACCATACACTATCGGAATTTCGCAGAAGGCTATAAGAAGGACTCCGTTACTATTCGGGACGCAGGTTCTATCGATGAGAAAGGAGAGATTCCGCACCCTGAAACTTGTTGGTATATAACAAATACAGGTACAGCAAGACGTAGAGCAAGACTTGTGCGTGATGAAATGGCATATACTGATTATATTTGCCGTTTAAGTGGAGATGATAGCTCCTCTGATCTTGAAGTCTTTGACCTTGTGAAAGTTACACATTTTAAACCAGGTTGGACGGAGAAGCAATTTGTTATTACCAGTAAAGGTGAGGACGCAATTGGTAATCCTACATTTGAAATGAAGGCTTATTTTTCTGGTGTCTTTGGAGATGTTGAGGAAGGAACACAGGAGAGTTACTTCTCAAACTTTGAAAATCCAATGATGTCACCTAAAGCGGTCACCAGTATTGCTCTATCTGAAATCGACACCTTGGCTATTGGATATTATCCTTCTGTTAATTTAACATGGACATGGCCGAATGATGATCCTTATTTCTCTCACGTAAAAGTATGGGTATCAACGGATGATTCTTCTTATATCTTTTATGGAAATGATGATAGTGGAGCCGGCTATAAAATTGAACAAGCTGGAACAAAATTTGTACAGGGAGATACGGTCTATGTAAAGCTCCAGGCTGTAAGGATTTCTGGCGCAATTCAAGCAATGCCTTCGAGTGCGGATGCAACGCAGTTATTAACAAATGTCATACGTTTAGGAAATTTCTATATCGATAATGGAGATTTTTGGGGTGGAAACGCCTCTCTGGACAATGCTGCGACTGTGGTTGTTTTAGGCGATATTGACAGCACCCCGAAACTTGCTCTTGGTGAAAGTGCTGATAGTATCACTGTAGATAACATAGAAACCCATCCTGGAGTCTTTCAAAGTCCTGGAGGTGTTGCATCCGGTGAATTTAGGGCTGGAGCATCCGGTGAATATTTTAAGTATTCTGGTGATAAAATATCTTGGAAGACAACCAAGTCCGAATTAACCGAAGATGGTAAACTACGTACCGAATATGCTAATATTGCAGGTTGGAATATAGATACCCATCATATCTATAAATTCCATAGTGGTACACCTGGAAGCAGTCCAGAAGGCGGAATCATGCTCGAATCGGCAAATTCAGCACTTAGATTGTTTAGTTATGGTGGTGTGGAACGGGTGCGAGTAGGTCATTTAGGGTCCGATAAATATGGAATTAAGGCTTGGGATGAAAGCTCAAATATACTTTTTGAAATATCCGAATCACAAGCGGTGCTGGCAGGTTGGACGGTTAACCCAACCACGTTGGCGAATAGTACTAACATAATCCTTGATGCATCAAGTGGAGCTATCTCGATAAAGGATGCCGAGTTTGGAAAAGATGGTATTCAGCTTGAGTATAATGCAGGAAACCCCCAATTTTATATGGGCGACGGCTCAAATGAACATTTGCAATATACCACCGCTGGCGGTCTCCAAATCAAATCCGCTAAAGCTACTGCTATCAATATCCTGGGCGGTGGAGATATTACTCTTGTTGGTGCGGATGCAAATCCTGGCAAAATTATTTGGATAGGTACTGGTGAAGCTGTAGGATGGGAGGCACAAGCCATAGCTAGCGGATTAGGCATGTCTATAATTCCAACAGATACTAACGCAGCACATACTATGACAATTGGAGAGGTCGATTATACGGCTAACGTTAGTCTTAGATCATATAATCTAATAAGTTTTAGTTCACAAGATAGTGGCGGCGATTATGCACATGTGAGCATTGTTGGTAGCTCAACGCCCTATGTGCAAATGCAAATTTATGACGCTGAAGACGTTGATCAGCTTTACTTTTATGGAGGAACAAGTCCATGGTTTGGGCCTTATGATAACAATGAAATTGATCTTGGACGAGATTTATACAGATGGAAAGATGGTTATTTTGCTGGAGATCTTACAGCTACAACACTATACGGTGACGGATCTAACTTAACGGATGTTGGGGCTGCCGCTGCGACTGCTTTGACGATTTCTGCTAAAGCGGCAGAAAATTTGGCTAAGGGTAATGTAGTTTATATATCTGGAGCAACTGGGCAGTTTCCTCAAGTGAGTAAGGCAGATAATACAGATGATGCTAAACATTTTTTTATCGGTGTGGCTGCTGAGACAAAAACAACAGGGCAGACAGTTTTAATTCGAGTTAGGGGAGAGCTAAAAGGATTTGATACATCGGCTTTTCTTGATGGGGATCGTGTATATCTTTCAACTGCTGGTGAATTAACAAAAGTTATACCTACTTCTGGTGCAACAGAACACATAGGTTATATTACTTATTCTCACGCGAATCAAGGAGAAATGGTGATTATGCATCATTCTCCTCATGCTATAGCTGTTCCTTCTGCAACAGATACATATATTCGAATGGGTGATGATGTTGGAGTAAATAAGACTTCTTTTAGGAATTATTCGAATTCAGAAGTTGGATACGTTGACAGTTACGGCGATATATCATTTAGGAATGCTGCGTTTAGTGGCACTATTGACGCAGCCAGTCTTGGTGCGGGAGAAGATAACTCTGTCGTTGTTTTAGATTCAGACGGAAAGCTTAGAA